GTAATCCGCCACTGGAACAATGTACCAACTGAAAGACTACCTATACAGCATCAATCAATCCAAGAAGAATATATTGGATGATGATCCTGACGCTCAAAAAAAGTATCCTCCTTATGTTGTTAATAGATGTCTGAGTTCCTTTACTGACACTATTTTGTTTGCGAATGAAATGAATAAGAATTCACACATTCCTAACAAGATGCAATATGACTTTTTCCTAAATAGTTTGAAGCCAAGGAAAAGATTTTCTCCTTGGACTAGAAAAGATTCTATTGATTATCTTGATGTAGTTAAAGAGTATTATGGTTATAATGACGATAAAGCTCTACAGGCATTAAGAATACTTACCAAGGATCAACTAGATAGTATTAAAAAATCATTGAGTAAAGGTGGTAAAAATGAGTGAAGAGATCCAATGGAAACAAACTGATATGGTGGAAGTGGTTCTAGCAGAACCAGATGATTTCCTTAAGGTAAGAGAAACATTAACACGTATAGGTGTAGCGTCACGTAAAGAAAGAAAGATATATCAATCATGTCATATACTTCATAAACAGGGAAGGTATTACATAGTACACTTTAAGGAGTTGTTTGCATTAGATGGAAAGAAAGCAAACATATCCTTAAATGATATACAACGTCGTAACCGTATTGTACAACTATTAGTTGATTGGGGACTTGTAAATATATCTACGGATAGTCAAGAAAAAATTAAAGACCTTGCTCCTTTAAATCAAATTAAAGTATTATCTTTTAAAGAAAAAGGTGAGTGGACGCTTGAGTCAAAATACAATATAGGTCGTAAGAAACAAGAAGGAGAGTAAACCGTATTCATATTGAGGGTTTGTACACCCCCTACTTTTTATAGTATTATTATAAAATAATATTGTGATGCCGAAAGGGTCACATGTAAACGTCGCTTTTTATAGGACAATGGTAACATTTAATTGGGAGACTTATACTCCTTTTACAATCGGTTTAGATGAAACATTCAGTAGACTTGAAGCTCTTGCAGGAACAAGAGACAACTATCCTCCTCACAATGTCGTTAATGGATCTGATGGTAGAACCATACTGGAACTCGCTCTTGCAGGATTTTCAAGAGGAGATATTGAGGTGGAGACTGAACGAAATGTTCTAACCGTTTCAGCAAACAAATCTTCTAAGGAAGAAAAACAATATCAACATAAAGGTATTTCACAGAGATCTTTTTCAAAGAACTGGCAAATGTCAGATGATGTTGAAGTTGAGAAAGTAGATTTTGAAGATGGTCTATTAACAATTACTCTGAAAAAAGAACTACCAGAAAAACAAAAAAGAAAGAAACATTTCTAAATGAACATGGGCACTTGACGGTGCCCTTTTTTAATGCTAGACTTAAAGCTAACTCAAGAAAACTATGGCGGTATCAATCATAACCCTAAAAACGGGTGATCGCATCATCACCGAGTTGAAAGAGATTTTTGATGGAGAGGGAGATGACAAAAAAGGCATCTGTCTTATGATGGAAGATCCTTACATCTTAAGTCTTGACGGTGCAACACCTCAATATCTAACTGAACAACATGGTATGGAATATCAAGTTCGTTTTAGTAAGTGGAATCCATATTCTACTGACTGGCAATTTAAACTTCCATATGATAGTGTAATGACTATTAGTAATCCAGAACCAGGATTAGAACAAGCATGGAAACAAAAACTTACAGAAAAAAAGGAATTAGAAAATGACGGAACAGACAAAACTGAAGACTAATCACAATATTCGTATTGTAAATCTTACAACTGGTGAAAATGTTCTTTGTATGTTTGGCGAAGTTCGTGACGATAACGAAAAAGTTATTGGATATCGTATGTTATATCCATATGCTTTAGGTCTAGGTGAAGAAAATGAAGATGGAACTATTCCTATTTCATATACACGTTGGTGTCCTTTCTCTCCTGTAGAAGAACATCGTCTTGGTGGAGAACACATTATCAGTGTTGTATATCCAGACAATGGTATTGTTGATAACTTTGCAAATAGACTTCGCCAATTAGGTTTGACAGAAGAACAAATTTTCTACCCTGAGGAGACTGATGGAGATAACAGCGAACCTGATAAAACTGCAGAATGAATGGATCGTCGCTCAGGTTGAACCAGTAGAGGGAGAAACTTTACCTGGTGATCCTGATGTTTGGCTAATTGAACCTTATGTGGTAGACTATGAAGGTCAACTATGTCCATGGGCAGAACACTCATCTGAACGTGAGTTCAATGTCAGGTCATCTGATTTACTAGTAGTGACTAATCCAAGCAAGGTAATACTTGCTCGTTATATTGAATGTCTTGAATGAAGTTTTACACTAGTGTAGAGCAAGCGGGTAATCGTCTGCTCGTACGTGGTTATGAAAATGGCAATCGCTTCAACGTTAGGGTTCCTTTTAACCCTACGTTGTTTTTGCCTACAAAAAAATATTCTGAATGGAAAACACTAGAAGGAGAATGGGTAGAACCACATAAGTTTGGTTCTATTCAAGACGCTCGTGATTTTATTAAACAATACAAAGAGGTTCCTGATTTTGAAATCCATGGCAACTCTCGTTTCTTATATCAATACATTGCTGAGAAACATCCTGAGTTTATAAAATTTGATAGCACCAAGATTCGTGTATTTAATATTGATATTGAAACTGCTGCTGAAAATGGTTTTCCTGATGTAGAATCTGCTGATCAAGAAATCCTTGCCATCAGTATCAAGGATAATTTCTCTGGTCGCATCACTGTGTTTGGAGCTAGAGCATATGATAACAATGATCCTCTAGTAGATTACATGCACTTCAGATCTGAAGAAAGTATGTTAGGAGCATTCCTTGATTTCTGGCAAACAAATTATCCTGATGTAATTACAGGATGGAACGTACAGTTGTTTGATATGCCTTACATTCATAATCGTATCAATCGTATTATGGGTGAGAAGTTTACCAAACTTCTTTCTCCATGGAAACTAGTATCACAAAGAGAGATCTTTATTAAAGGTCGTAAACAATTTGCTATTGATACTCTTGGTATTTCATGTCTAGATTATCTTGAGTTGTATAAGAAGTTTACCTATACAAATCAAGAATCATATCGTCTTGATCATATTTGTAATGTGGAACTAGGTGAAAAGAAACTTGATCACTCTGAGTTTGATACATTTAAAGAGTTCTATGAAAAAGATTGGCAAAAGTTTATTGATTACAACATCCATGACGTTAGACTAGTTGATAAACTAGATGACAAAATGAAACTGATTGAACTTGCATACACTATGGCATATGACGCCAAGGTCAATTATGAAGATGTATTCAGTCAGGTTCGTATGTGGGACAATTATATTTACAACGAATTAAACAAACGTAAGATTGCAATTCCTCCTAAGAAGGAGAGTGCTACTAAAACTGAAAAATATGCAGGTGCTTATGTCAAAGAACCGATTCCTGGATTCTATGATTGGGTGGTCTCTTTTGACCTTAACAGTCTGTATCCTCATCTTATTATGCAATACAATATTTCCCCAGAAACGCTCCAAGATACCAGACATTCAACAGCAACTGTTGATAAAATCCTTGAGGAGCAAATAGAGATTGATGGTGAGTTTGCCGTTTGTGCTAACGGTGCACAGTATAGTAAGGATGAGCATGGGTTTCTTCCTGAGATGATGCAGAAGATGTATGATAGTCGTGTCATTTTCAAGAAGAAAATGATTGAGGCAAAGAAACAGTATGAAAAAACTCCTACTGTTGAACTGATGAAAGAGATTGCTCGCTGTAATAATATCCAGATGGCAAAAAAGATCTCTCTCAACTCTGCCTATGGTGCTATCGGTAATGAACACTTCCGTTATTATCGTCTTGCAAATGCAGAAGCAATAACTTTATCTGGTCAGGTATCAATCCGTTGGATAGAGAACAAGATGAATGGTTACCTAAATAAACTGCTCAATACAGACAAGGAGGATTATGTCATTGCATCCGACACTGACTCAATCTATCTTAATCTCGGACCTCTTGTTAGTAAATTTTTTGCTAATAAGTCTAGCGACAAAGCAGCGGTTGTTTCCATACTTGACAAAATCTGTCAAGAAAAATTGGAACCTTTTATTGAACGTTCGTATGAAGAACTTGCGTCGTATGTTTCAGCGTATGACCAAAAAATGAGTATGAAGCGAGAGAACATTGCTGATCGTGGAATATGGACAGCAAAGAAGAGATATATATTAAACGTATGGGACTCAGAAGGAGTCAGGTACAAAGAACCCAAGATGAAAATCATGGGGTTGGAAACAGCAAGGAGTTCTACTCCTGCATATTTTAGGGACAAGTTGTATGCAGCGTTTCAGATTATTATCGGCAAAAACAATGATGAGCTTATCACTTTCATCAATGGAGTCCGCAATGAAACAAAAGAGCGACCCTATGAAGAAGTCGCCTTTCCCAGAGGAGTTAACAACCTTGCCAAGTACCGTCACCCAAAGGAAATCTATCAAAAAGGAACACCCATCCACGTAAGGGGTGCACTACTTTACAATCACTACGTAAAGCACTATAATATAGAAAACAAGCATCCTCTCATCCAAGAAGGTGAGAAGATCAAATTCATGTATCTTAAAACACCAAACCCAATGCATGAAAATACTATCAGTTTCTTTGGTGATTTACCAAAGGAGTTTGGTATTGAAAAATATGTTGACTATCAAACACAGTTTGAGAAATCTTTTCTTGAACCACTTAAAAATGTGTTACAATGTATAGGGTGGCAACATGAAAAAACAATTTCAATTAAAAGTTTTTTTGAATAATTATGTACAATTTTATGAGGATTAATTAATGGGATTTCTTGATACCGTTATTAAAGATAGTGGAAATGAATTTGCTGGACTAGTTAGTGAAGGAGTTGCAGCAGGTGACATTACTAATTACGTTGATACTGGTAGTTATATTTTCAATGCATTAGTTAGTGGTTCACTTTATGGAGGTCTTCCTGCTAATAAAGTTACTGCACTTGCAGGAGAGTCAAGCACAGGTAAAACATTTTTTGCTTTGAGTGTTGTTCGTAACTTTCTTGAAGCTAACCCTAAAGGTGGAGTCATATATTTTGAGACAGAATCTGCTATTTCAAAAGAGATGATTGAGTCTCGTGGTATTGATAGTAAGCGTATGGTTTTATTTCCTGTTGCTACGATAGAAGAGTTTAGAACACAGGCATGTAGAATACTTGACAAGTATCTTAAGGAACCTAAAGACAAACGTGAACCTATGATGTTTGTTCTTGATAGTCTTGGTATGTTATCTACATCTAAAGAGATGGAAGACATTGCTAATGACAAACAAGTTCGTGACATGACTAAATCACAACTTATCAAAGGTGCGTTTCGTGTTCTAACATTAAAACTAGGACAAGCACAAGTACCTATGCTTGTCACAAATCATACATATGATGTAATAGGATCTTACATGCCTACAAAAGAAATGGGTGGTGGTACAGGTCTTAAGTATGCTGCATCAACTATCATCTACCTTACAAAAAGTAAAGAACGTGACAGTAAGAAAGAAGTTGTAGGAAATATTATTAAGTGTGAAGCTAAAAAATCTCGTTTAACAGTGGAGGGAAGTAAAATTGCAACACGTCTATTTTTTGACGAACGTGGACTTGACAAGTACTACGGACTATTGGAATTGGGTGAACAGTATGGGGTCTTCCAAAGGGTGGGCAATAGGATTCGCATTGGTGAATCTTCTGTTTATCCTTCTGCTATTCTTGCCAGTCCAGACAAATACTTCACCGAAGAAGTAATGCAAAAACTAGAGGAGGCAGCTAAAAAGGAATTTAGTTATGGTGGTTGATACAATTTTATTTGGTGATTGTCGTGAGACTTTAAAAGAGTTTGATGGCAAAGCAAGAACTTGTGTCACATCACCTCCTTACTATGGTCTACGTGACTATGGTGGTGAAGAAGATCAAATAGGTCAGGAACAAACACCAGAAGAATACATTGAAAATCTAGTAGGAGTATTCAGATCAGTTCGTGATGCATTAACTGATGATGGAACTTGTTGGGTAAACTTAGGAGATAGTTATTACAACTACAGACCTGGCAAAGGACAATCATATCCTAAACAATCTGTGAGTAAAACGAAACAAGATCTACCACAACAATGCAATAAACGAGGAAATAAATTAGAAGGATTAAAAGAAAAAGATTTAATCGGAATACCTTGGATGTTCGCATTTGCTATGAGGGCAGATGGGTGGTATCTAAGACAGGATATCATATGGCATAAACCAAATCCGATGCCTGAGAGTGTGAGAGACAGGTGTACTAAATCTCATGAATATATATTTTTGTTCAGTAAAAATAGAAAATACTATTACGATAATGAAGCAATCAAAGAACCAGTCAAACAAGATTGGGGAACAAGAAATAGAACAAACGGAAAATACCACAACAAAGGAACAGGACTTCAACCACATAGCGGACTTACAAAAAGCTATACAACAAAGAATAAACGATCTGTCTGGACAGTAACTAACAAACCATATAAAGGTGCACACTTTGCTGTGTATCCACCTGATTTAATTGAACCTTGTATCAAGGCAGGGAGTGAAGAGGGAGATATAGTTCTAGATCCATTCATGGGATCAGGAACAACAGCAGTTGTTTCTAAATCATTAAATAGACATTATATTGGTTGCGAACTACATGAAGATTATGGTAGACTAATACAAAAGAGACTAAGTGAGAAATCATTTGCGAGGTTAAAACTAGAATGACAGAAAGAATAGAAGAAACAATACTTCGCAAT